CGTCAGAGAATGCAACAGAGTCTAACAGAGCAGCAGTATCACGGATGATAGCGTCGCGCAGGATTGGCTCGATAGCAGGAGTAGACTTGCGGAGGATCTCCGAAGTGGCTACAGTGATAACGCCCATTTTGCTTGACTTGATAGTCTTGCTACCGAATGAAGTTTTCTTCACAGGGATAGATTGACCTTCACCGATGAAAGCACCAGCCAATGCGGTTGTGGAACCAGCATAGAAAGGGATGATAACCTGGTTGCTACCGTCGAAAGACAAGCTTACGCCACCTTTAGCTGCCAACTGTGGCAACAAAGCAGCAGGACGGAGTAACTCGAGGAATGTGCCATAAGATTCACGAACGAGCTCTGATGCCCAACCAGCAACGTCTGTGCGAGCTTCTGGAGTAGCAGCTTTGGTTACAGCGTATGTGCCAGACTCTTGACCATACAATGCCTCAGCAGCAGCCAATTGGCTCATGCCTTCAACTTTAGCTTTCACAGCTACCAGAGCTTGCTTCTCGAAAGAATACTCATTGGCAGACTTGTTACGGATGAAAGCAGGAGCAGTCTTGGTGATCAACACTTGCTCAGCCTTCTCTAACGAACCGATCTTGGCTTGGTCTTCTTCGATTGACTTGGTCAATTGCTCGAGAGTCTCAGCGTCAACATCTTGACCTTCAGCAGCAGCTTGTGCTAAAGTTGCTAGTTCAGATTTCTTTGCTTCTACAGCAGATTTTGCTGCTTCAATTTTTGCGGAAATAGACATAATTATCCTTTATTTCTTTAATAGGCTCTTTGCCTTTTGATAGGCATTGAGTAATTGTTCATCTTTAATCTTAACTTGTCCGAAGACGGAGTTAGGATTGTGCGGTTTGCTAGATTTATGACCAGCAGCTAGAAGTGTTTGAGCCTTTTCAAGCGCCACGGAAAGTGGTAGAGGTGTATCGTCGTCAACATCAATGTCGGAATCGACTCCGTCAACAGATACAAAGGTTTTAACTACATCATTACTAATGTCCAAGGATTTAGCTATCCTTATTGCGTTGGCATTCGCTGGCACGGATACGAGAGAAACCTCACGCAACACAGCCTTGTGAACAACCATGCCCTTCCGTGGGCGACCTTGAGCGTCTTTCCTTTTCTCAAAGGATTTTACACCAAAGCCAACAGAAGTGGCGTTTAAAATTCCTGCTTCTACGAGTGCGTTAGCGTATTTGAGTACGTCACTCACAGGAGGAGCAAGAGTTAAATCTGCAACAGTCTCATAGCCACCCTTTTGGCGACTGCGAGTCTGAATGTTTGACCAGCGTCCTACAGGTTGCTTGTGGTCGTGTTGAAGTAGAGCAATTGGGTTAGCTTCGAACTCGTCGAATTCCCAACCGTCTTGCTTGACAATATCCCCATCGCGATCTTCATCATCTGTAGAAATAATAAATCGATATGTTGGAGCTGCTGTACCTACAACCTGTTCAACAGGTGAGGTTAGAGCTTTGTTTACGATATCCATTGATATCTCCTTTATTTAACCTTAATTAGCATGTCCGAAGCGATGTTTAGATAGTGTGTCTCAACTTTGTCTATACCACCAGGAGGTTGCTCTTTCCATCCTACAGTGATTTGTCCAATAAATTCATTGGGATCTGGTGGAACGGAAACTCTACATGTCCAGTTGATACCTTTGGTTTTGTAGAAGTAGCCGATTTGCGATCTTGGAGTAGCGTATTCCGAGCACGGAATCTCTCCTGCCATTAGTCTAATCACATCGCTATTGTTGTTACCGTTTTTATTAAAGAGCGCATTTGTAAGACCGTCGATTTCTTTTACTCTACCTTCTTTGGTGTAGACGCGAGCTACTGAGCGTTTACCAAGAATAGGGTCTACTTCAAGAATGGCGACTAAATCTACCTTTAGTGTAGTGAATAAAAGCTTTGCAGCGTCGTCATATTTAGACGAATCCATCCTTGGTAGTTCTTGACTTTTCTGATAAGCGCCGATTAATAGAGCCTGATTTGCATACACAAAATAGCCAGTAAAAGCCAGTACAGCAAGCAGAACAACAACGCCGAGCTTAAATGGGCTATCAATATAAGATAGGACACCCAACAATGTGTCTTTTGCATTTGATTGCTCTATTTCTGCCATTTTGATAAGCCCTCGTGTCTACTGCGACAATCACCGTACTGGTTGATTACGTCTACAGTAAATTCGACCAGCTCACCTAGCGTTTTTACTTCGGATACCATTACAATTGGAGGGCAAGGTTGTGATAGATCACTTGGAGCCGTTTGCTGTATCAATTGCACTCTTGAGGATGCGCAGCCCATCAGGAGGAAGGGCACAGTTATAATCAGACTTTTTAGTTTCATTTCTCACCTCGACTGTAAGCTTCTTTTGTGAAGCTGTTGCGATATCTCGTTGTTGTTGATATGCTTCAGAGAGGAGTTTACCTTTCTTCTCTAAAGCTTCTTTCTCTTCTAGCACGCTAGTGACGATCTCAGCTTCACGCTGTAGCCAGTAGTTCTGCTCCATCTTCTTTCCGATATAGAAAGCAACTAACAGTGCGATGACAGCAGCAGCAATTTTAGCTCCTAGGATTGGGTTCATGCGAACACCTCTAGAGCTTGCACGTAATGTGAAGATCTGTCGGCTAGTCCAAGATCACCACCATTGATTCTCTTGGTTACTAGTTTTACATCACTTGCGATTGAATTTAGATTGTTCTTGTTCCAAAACCAAGCTGCGGACAGAGCTGCGTATTGTGGCTCTGCTACTTGATCTGGATTGTCGATGATCGATGGTTCCCCGATGTCATTCGCAAAGGCAGTGTAATTCGACTTGCCTGTCAACTGAATGAAACCTCTTCCACGATATTTGAAGCCTTCACCAGATGCCTCGTCTCCATTGCCCATGCGATCTGCATAGACTTTGTTAGCGATTTTCTCTGGTTGGCGATGATAGGGTTCTGCAGAAGCTACGGTGGGGAAACGTTTTGGCCATGTGCCATGCAAACCTTGCGCTGAATAATTCAAGTTCTCTACAGTGGCCTTGAACTTGCCAGATTCGTGCGCTGCTTGCGCTAGGAACATGGCTACTTGTTCTGGAGTAGAGATATTAAAACGCTCACATGCTGCGGCAAGTGAGTCGGATACTTTAGCAGCAGTAGCTGCGTCTGTTAAATGTGCGGCAACTAAGTTGTCGGCTGTAATTTGAGTCATATTAATCCTCGAGGGTTAGGATAGAAAACAGGAGGACAGTTTGTGGCCATCCTCCTGAAATCTTATAGAGAATTCACTCCCCCAAGCTTCAACCCTACAGATTTTTCCATAGCACTAACTTAGCGGATAGCTGTGTTAGCGTTAGAAGCACTGTTACCAGACATAGTACCAGAACCAATATTAATTTGGTCGTTGGTAGCACGCTGATAAATCAAAGGAACTACACCATTCAATAGATTGGTGATTCCTTGGAGTTGAGCTTGTTGCTGAGCTTGTTGTTGCATTTGATTTACGTTCTGTGTAACGTTTACTTCAGTACCTAGAGCACGGTTAGATGCATCTAAGGTCATGAGCTTATCACGCAGAGCTTGTGCTTCATTCTGAGCGATTGCTTGTAGAATGATAGCATTACCTTGGGCTACTTGTGTAGACAAGTCCTTAGTAGCTAATAAGTTACTTGTAGAACCTGCCATGACAGTATTACCTAACTGGTTCAAACCTTGGCAAATGCTGTTGCTTTGTTGTAGAATTGCGTTTTGAGTTTGTGAAGCGGTCAAAGGAATAGATCCTTGGATATCGCCTAACTTGCTCAATACTTCAGTAGTAGCAATCTGATTTACCACATTGCCAGCATTTTCGCCACCGTTTCCACCCAACCAGCTACCGTTACGATTGCCGATGAGAGCACCGAATAGAAGTCCTGCCAAAAGACCACCACCGCCACCACCAAACCCAAAACCGTCCATGCCATAACCAGCGGCACCTCCAGAATGAGGTTTAAACACATTAGTAATTTCAGGTGTTTCATACATATTTTTGTTTCCTTTTTCAAAATGCTCCCAGATGGAGTCAATTGACTTTTCGTGGGAAGCTAGTTTATCCATGACGTGCGCATACATCTGCTGTATTGTTGCATCATCCATACTATACTCCTTTCTGTTAATTAAGAATGTGAAACGCTCTTTTTACGGAACGCTTCCTCTTCGTAACAAAAGGGGGTCTGAACGGGATAGGGATTATCTAGATTTGGTGCATTTTGATCGGGATTCAATTACTTGGGGGTGTGATAAATTCTTATTTCAGTAAAGGGATCTCTCCCTTTGTGATAAACGATTGACGAACAGCTTCAAACTTTTCATAAAGTTCTGTAGGGATGACAGCTTCATCGATGTTTTGACGCATTCTTGCTGCCATCTCTTCTAACTGGGAAATATCCCCGTTATAATTAAACGTTTTAGTGACTTTCTTTGTGTCGTAAAAGTCCATAATAATGTGGTAACGATCCTCGTCGGAATCATTACGAATTTGGTGCCATTGGTTTACCCAAACAGCGTAGACTTTACCAGCTTCCATGTGCAGCGTAGTACCGTTGCAGATAAACACGCACTTATCGTTAGTGATCAGTGGAATGTGAAGCCGAGCCATGTAATCGTCAGTGTCTGCGTCTCTGTGAACTAAAGACTTTGCTCTGGCTTTGAGACAGGTGACACGAACTCGTCTTGGAGTCAAACCTAGCTCAGTAATCTGGTCGATCACACGAGCAATTTCGCCTTGATAGGCTTGTGTAGGATTCTTGTGCTCCATAGAGTGGGCGATGTCAAAGAACTTGAGAGCTTCATAGTTGCTCTTACCCTTTGGGAAGTAAACTTCCATAGCTTGCCCTTCATCGTTTTGGAAGAAGTCCCATCCGTCTTTCCAATCGCCAGTGCGAGAGGTTATAGACCATCCACCAAAACCATGATACAAAGGAGTTTCATACTCCTCTCCTTGGATAACTTGATTACCCAATGTGAAGACGTGCTTCTTGACATCTTCACGTAATTTCTCAACATCAAACGAGAGTAGACTTGTTAGATCTTCGTAGAACATTATAATTCTTTCTTGAATTGGATTAAGTTGAATTTATTTAGTAATCTTAGATATTGATATCCGAGATCAAACTCATACTTCTTTACAGCAAAGTTACATTGCCTGCTGTTGTTGTGATGATTGTTGTGCATCTCTTCGCCAACACAAAGAATCCCAACTGGTGATATATTCTTCGTTAGGTCTTTATTGTCAAAATTTCTGTAACCGATAGAGTGTCCAAAAACTGTGATAGTTGTGATCGTAAGGAAATTCACTACAAATAAATGTACTAGCCAAATCAGGATTCCTAACCAACCGAACAGTGTCACCGTGAGCAGAAGAAATAGAAACGGACCAAGTCTTGGATGTTTCTCAACAAAACCGACAGGCAATTCTCCGCCATATCTAGAAAGATCCTCAGGCGAAGTGTCTATTTTATACGACCTAAAGAAACTTGGCACAAGACAACACTTCAGCAAACTCCAGTAACCAAAGCGTGGCGTGTGCGGATCTTTATTACTATCTGAAAATACATGATGCTTTCGGTGTTGAACCACAAAAGCTGTAGATACAGTTTCAAAAAGAAACCAGTACAGAACTCTCATAACAGATTCTAGACGTGGGTTCATTGTATACTGTCTATGTATCAGATAGCGATGCATATACAGAGAGGCAAGAACCACACCGAGGTGAATCGTAAAGATTGTGTATAAGATCGCAAAGATTAGCATACTTTCCTCATTAGGTCTAAAACTTTCTCATACTCTAAATCATTAGAAGAAACTTGAAGAACTTTTCTAATGGACTTGGAACCCACAGGAGAACTAACTCCGTGAATAACTTTACCGTTTAGAATGTACACATCTCCAGTTTGAGCTGTAAAAGATCCTAACTTTTCCAATTCATCAATCTTATAGACATGTCCATCACCGTGATCAGCATATGTTGATCTATGGCTGTTGTCTTTACTGTTGTAAAAGTTTGTTGTGAAGTTTCCAGCATCTACATAAAAATTTATATTTACACTATCAACAATGTCTGTGTGAGGAGGAACATCTGCTCCTATCATAACGAAAGACGTGTGAAAGTGTTTACTATAAGAACCAAACGACGAGATCAAATCATCTAAGTAAGGAGAAGAAACATTAAAATATTGTATCTTCTTTCCTTCTTCGTTGAGATCAAATTCTATGCGCTTGTCATGAACATTAAAGTCTATGATGGTGTCAACAGCAAGTTTCTTAAACATTAGAATGAACCATACTCTTTCAATGATTGGTATACAGTTTCATATGGAAGATCTGTAGTAAAGGACAGTGCTTGTCTGTAGTTTTCTCTAGAAATTCCCTCTACACCGTGTGGTTTAGAGACATTCAAAAGATATATGTCATGGCGCTTCGCCACAAACTGATCTTCTAGAACTAGATTCTCCACCTTCATTCCACAGGCACAATCGCCAGCACAGAAACGCTCTGGTGTACAGCCTTCACATGTCACAGGCTTTGGCTTGTCCAATTCTCTAGCTTTCACAGAGAAGAACTGCGTAGTAGCATTGTTCTCAGAAAGGTAAAGATTAATTCGACAACCAATGCCCATGTCAACGTGTGGAGACGCACTGTCGCCAATAAATGTCATATAAGACAGGTTGAAATAATTCTTCAAGTGATTTGGAAGGAGAATGTTCCTGCTCAGATCCGTCTTGTAGTATTTAGTCCAACCTCCACCACAACTATGCTGCTCACCTAGATTCTTGAAGTCCTTGTATAAACTTGGACTGATACTATCTAGCTTCGTGAAGAATGGGTTCATAACTTACTCTGGAAGTCCACCATAGGTTTAGTGCTAATGCCTTCGGCTGCAACCATATCCTTAGGAACTGGAAGACCTTTCTTCGCTGCCCACTCTTTGTACTTGGCTACAACCCAACTTGGAGTGTAGTCGATACCTTCATGTGGATCCTTCAGTGCGTCGTAGAATTCATTACCATATACGATATAATTAATCAGAGGATCGCCTGGCAATAAATATACTTTAGCAAATACTGTGTGATATTTCTGAGCCATCTCAAAGAAACTCTCCAACTCAGCTTGAGTCAGAGTCGTGAATGTGGCTGCTACTTCACTATCAAGAAAGTACTTGATGTTGTTATTATAATCTGTAACGTTAAAGTTTGCAGGTGGTTTAGAACCAACCCTAAATATAGTACTCATAATTTTTATCCTTTCGGTTCACAAACATTTTTTAGTCTTAGCATGCTATCACACCAGCTTTTGATAATCATAGCGTTGGGTGCATCTTTATCAACTATTTGATGTAAATCCGTTGAAATAGAGATGCGAAGGGAATCTGAACGATTACTCTGAACTTCGTGTATAATGTATGCAGGAAATATTACCAACTTACCAGCAACTGGAGTTATATGCTTATGTGGTAAAGTTGAATAGTCATTGTTGATAAAAGAGCCATCAGAGTTGATCTGATCTCCCTGTAACATAAACACTATGTCGCCACTTGTCTCTTCAGCTTGTACATAATAAGTTGCGGTTAGTGAACAGTCGTTATGAGCGTGAGCTTCGATACCTTCGCCAGGACCTTTGACATTAATCCAACCGCCTGCAAAATCCATTTTGAGATTAAGCTCATTCACTTCAGAGATGTCTCCACAGACTGCTTGATAGCACTTAGCAAGGATATATTCTTTTAAAGTGTTTAGGTGTGGTTTGTCGTAGTCCCATAAACTTAATTTACCGTATGTACCATGCTTAGAAATGCCTTGTCCAATCTCGTACACCTCTTGCAGAAGTGCTTTATTGAACTCGGCATCGAATGGAGACTGGTACTCCCAAACTGGGCTCAACCACCAGTTAGATCGTTCCATGTTATACCACCGCTCTCTTTAGCATGGTAGAAACTTTACTTACAACGTTATTGGCACGGACAACAGCAGACGCAGTCCAGTGGCTACCGTAGAATGCTGCCCACATTGCCAAGAGAACTGGCAAACGGTGGCGACGATCACGCTCACGTACGCGAGGTAACTTGTCTAAGAATCTACAGATAGGAACACCGATCGACATAAGAACTTTACCATGAAGATTGTCTTCACGCAATGCGCCCATCTTGAAAGCCATATGCTCTGCCCATGGAATACCCATCTTGGTAGCCATCTTGCGAGTTAGTTCTTTCTGAGCTTCTACACGTTTCTCTTTGTCGCGAATCCAGAACATAAAGTCTGGACCTTTGCCGTCCATCCAAGCAGTAACAATACGTGCCCAACGGATGTAGCCACGATAGACTACCTTGTCGTTCTTGAACAACCACTTACCGTAGGCTTGGTCTGCTGCAAAGATTGCAGGAGCCATCGCACCGATGTCGTAGAGTTTAGAGCAGATAATCTTAGAGCAGTTACATGCGCAGTTACAGTTGTATGATGTTTCACCTGTTGTACAGTTGTAGGTACAAGCACAGTTAGAACCTAGTTGTAAGTACGGTTGTGGGTCACAGTTTACACAATCGACGCCACCAGTAATAACGCAGTTTGTACACTGAATGTTACCACAGTTGCAGTTTTCAGTACAGTTTCCGTTGGAACAGTTGCCTTCAGTTGTGTTTTGAAAATAGCTCATGCCGTAAAACACTGACATGTTTGGAATCGCTGGTCGAACAGCAGGTTTAACCTGACTGTTCAAGAAGCTAAGTGATGTTGTATAAGTCGGAGCCTGTCCTATTTCGGTGCTGACATTGCTGAAAGCAATTGGCCCACTAGATTGGATTGTCATAGGCGACCTCCGATTTAGAGTAGATTGGAACGTTATCAACTACTTCTGTGATATGATTCACAATTTTAATAGGGATAACTTTACGAACGGACTCTTCTTTGTGCTCAAACAACGTACCAAATACATCTTGACGTTCCAAAGGTAAGTCATCATTTTTAATGTGGATAGGAATGTATCCAGTCATCTTTACAAATGACAATGCGAATAGTGCTACGTTATCTGAGTAAGCGTTGGCGCACGAGATCTTCCAGAACTTATTGTCGAGGAACATACAAGCACCTTTACAGAGGTGGAGCACTGGGCACTTAGGACACTCTTCACGAGTAGACCAGTGTGATGATGTTGTGATCGACACGTCTTCGTATGCGTCTAGTGTTCCACCGAGGTGAGATTCACCGTTCTTGGAGGTCTCTACAGCAGAGACGTTCTGACAGGTGATCACATTACCGTGAAGATCGACAGCAAGAACATCGTCTTGATCCATACCACATTTCTGTGGGAGAGTTGACGCATGCTTCTGAGCCAATACATCAGCAGTAAAGTTGTTGATCTTCTGTAATTGCATCTTGAATGCAATGTCACCGTCGGTAGTGAAGATGTCCGAGAAAGCTAAACGACGAAACTCGAAGTGATCTTGTTTAGTGATCAGAGAGTTGGTGATACCATCTTCGTCGTACGCATCTACAATACCACCTTCGCCTAGCGAGATGTTAGGATCGCCTGTCAACTCTCGGAACCAGTCTGAGATTTCTTTGCGACTCTTATTCTTAGCAGACAACATAGAGTTGAAGCTAATATTCTTGTTTAGACGAGTCATCATACGATAGAAACCGAGTAAACGTTTCTTTGTATCAGGATCGTCGAATGGATCTGGACCACGAACAGCTTGCCCAGGACCATCATGTGAGATAGAAACTGCAAAGTCCATCATCATGAGCCAATCGATCATGTCATCTGTGAGGATGGAACCGTTGGTGATCATAGCGAACGCTGGTTTTCGCTCCCAGTGTTTGTACTTCTCGCGAATTGCTTCGGCGAGTGGTTTCAGAGTCTTCCAGTAGACGAGTGGTTCGCCACCCCAGAATTCTACCTTCAGACCTTTTGCCTCATTGATATCTAGCTTGTCCAACTTCGCCATGAAGTCAGCGATATCCTTTGGAGATGTAGAATCAGCTCGCTCAACAAACTTCTGAGAGCAGTAATCACAAGAGTAATTACAACCGAGACCTAACTGAATCTTTAGAAATCCAATTTCTTTGGACTTCTTCAATGGGATCTCTTTGCTGAATATCGTGGCAGGTTCAGAATTGTCTGCACGTTTATCTGGAAACGCATACAAAACGCCAGTCTCGTCAGTCAACACGTTGGTCATGTTGTCGTAAAAGAATGTGCGTTGATCGTTTGCTGATTTCTCAGCTAAAATTTCAAATACTGCCACTTTGCTCTCCTAGTTTGTATTACTCTTCGTATTGACTTTCGTCTATTACTTCTTTTAGTGTTTGTGCGACAGCTTCGGCTTCTTCGACAGTCGAATCTTCAGAAACGTTATCCTGATAACTCATAAAGTCATATGGAAACTCTTCAGCAGATCCAACAATTCTGTCGAATATCTCTCGAAATTGTTCGTTAGTTAACATTATATTAATCCTTCTTTAGCGATGGAAGATTCTAAACCTTTGATCACATCATTCTTTGATAATCCGTTAGACCAGACAGGTCGTCCTGAACTATCTAATTTAATTTTAGTTAAATCATTAGATGAGATGTAACCCTTCTTGTACAGAATGTTAGCAGATTTCTGTGTAGCAAATGCTGCCTGTTTTCTGCTAGGTGTGCTATTCAAAGTTTTGTAGTAAGTCTTTGCGTTGCCAGACTTTTTGGAAGCCACGGTTTGAAGTGTCAATGCTCTATACAGATTGTTAGCTGTGATATTGGCGCCAGTTCCATCAAATGAATTTGAAGAACCGCCCCATTTACCAGTCTTAGCCAACTCTCCATTCTTCTTATAGGTCTTAGCCATAGACCACTCTAGCACGTGTGCCATTGCGTGTTCTTTTGGTGTCAGAGCAACTAGATTCTTACCGTTGTTTGAACCACCCATAGAAGCAGGAATCATGTGGTGTACATCGACATCAAAGCTAGCCAACTTGTTCTTCTCCATGAATCGGTTGAGACTCGTTGGGCTATTACCTTTAACGTTATCAGCTTGACCATAAGTCATACTGTCAATGTTACCTTGCCGTTTTCTTCCCCAAGCATATAACTCAGAGAGGGCTACTTCAGCTTTTCGCTTACCTAATTCACCTTCGTTCATCCAAGACATAGCTTGTTCTTTGGTGAAGAATGCTGGGTACTCGTTCTTCCTAGAGAAATCTCCAACCTTCACCTTCGACGATAAGTCTCTAGGATTGTATGGCATATCTTTAGGATAGTTAGCTGGTCTAGCAGCGAGTGTCTTGACCTTACCACCGTAGACAGCACCTTTATCGGCACCTATAGTGTGGCTTGGGTCGAAAGAATTGATCTTCTCTTTATAGACCTGATAGACAACATTTCGATCTAAGATGTCTCGGTTCTTTCCACCAGCAGCTCTAAGTTTACTGTCGTCAATCTTGATGTTGGCTTGATTGTCCTTGAGAGACAGTGCGGGACCAGTACCAGAAGATGATGTAGTTTTACCAGCAGGCTTTGCAGCAGGTTTAGCACCAGCGGCAGGTTTGGCAGCAGTTGCAGGTGTAGAACCAGCACCTGTGCGAACATATCTAGAACTTCTTCCAGATGGTCCCACCGTCAGACCCGATCCTGAGACTCTGAGAGTACCAGTCGAAGATCCTCCAGAGGCACCTCTACCACGACCGCCACCAGCACCAGGACCACCAAGACCTTCTTCGCCGAACTTTCCAGATCGATCTCTACGTTGAGATGCTCGGTACTTCTCCATGTTCAATAGAGATAGAGCTTTCTCGATAGCTGAGATTTTCGACTCTGGAAGTCTTGGGTAGTCTGTGACTTGATCTAAAACCTGTAAGCGAGCTGTGATGTACTCCATCATAGTGAAGTAGTCATAATCACCTTCAGTGTTCTCATCTACATAGATTGTGTCACCGTCGTATAAAGACTCTTTGAAATAGTAGGTTTCGTCGTCCAGTTGGCGGATCTCAAACACAGCGGTCTGATCGCTACCAAGATCATATCCAACATTAGAGGTCTTCTCGTTGGCGGTTGCCTCTTCAATGATTGAGTCTGCGGCATCCTTCAGATTGAAATCTAAATCGGAGTATAGTTGAACGTTCATGTGATTCCTTAGTCTTCGTATACAAAGTGGTTGTTATTCTTTTGAAACTTAAACTTTTCTTGAGACTTTCGCAACTGTTTAAGAGCCTTCTCAAGATCTTTCTGATGTTTATCAAAAGTTTCTTGAGGAGTTTTGTTCTTCTTATGTTGCTTCATAATCTGTTTTGCTAAATCCTCAAGTGGCTCATACTTCTGAGCAGCAGACATTGAAGCAGCAACACTCTCCTGTAAAGTCTTAAGTCTTGACTTATTTATACCGATAGCGTCGTGAACTGTGTGTGGAGATCTGTTCTTTATCATCAAGTCCGACATCACAGCAGAGTCCCAGTTCTGAACAAACAGAGCTGCGGAACCTGAGCGAGTCTTGTTCGAGTTCACAGTAGTTGGAACATCTGTTTGAACTCTAACTTTTCCTGCTATTAAA